AGCGTGGTCAACTCGCCGACTATCTTCCCGTTTGCCAAAGGCGCAGGGCTGATGGGCGAGGCTGGGCCGGAGGCAATCATGCCACTGACCCGAACAGCCGGTGGCCAGTTGGGTGTTCGAGCGCTCGGCGGGGCAGGAGCGACCGCGATCAGCGTTCAGGTTTCCATCGCCAGCGATGGCACAACCTCTTCCACTACCGACGACCCTGCTTACGAACAGTTCGGCAAGGACTTGGCCGACTTCGTTGATCAGCGTTATCAGAAACTGGTGAGCCAGGATCTGCGGCAAGGCGGGAAAATCAACAGAGCGATCAAGGGGTGATCCATGGCAATTGAGCGATTCACCTGGGCAATTGAGAAAGGTGCAACTGGCGATATCAAGCAGCGCACCCGGACCAAGCAGTTCGCAGATGGCTACGAGCAGTCCGTGTCTGACGGCATCAATAACAAAATGCAGTCTTGGTCCATCAGCCACACCGGAAGCGCGGCGAGGATTAAGGAGATCATGTCATTCCTTGATCGCCACAAGGGCGCAAAAGCATTCCTGTGGACGCCGCCTCTCGGGGAGCTTGGTCTCTATAAATGCCCCGGCGGTTACCAGCCATCACACAAGGGTGGATCTGTTTACACGCTGACCGCCACCTTCGAACAAACCTTCCACCCTTGAGGTAAAGCCGTATGGCGTTGATCACGGACATCCAGAAGCTGGAGCCCGGTGGCGAAATTCGGCTGTTCGAAATCGACGGCACTGAGTACGGAGCGGACTACCTGCGATTCCATTCTCACGCGGTCCCGCACACGCCTGAAGAACTGCTGGCTTATGAAGGTTCCGTTGAGGAGCTGCCAGCTAAATCGATCTGGTGGCAGGGCAACGAATACGCGGCCTGGCCAGTGCAGATCGAGGGCATCGGCGCCGACAGCAACGGCAGCGCGACTCGACCGACGCTTATGGCTGCCAACGTCAACGGGCGCATCACGGCGCTGTGTCTGGCCTTCGATGACCTGCTGAAGTTTCAGCTGACCGTGCGCGAGACGTTGGTCCAGTACCTGGATGCCGTGAACTTCCCTGAGGGCAATCCGACCGCCGACCCGACACAAGAGGCGCTGGAAATCTGGTTCATCGACCAGAAGACTGGCGAAGACGGCGAGGTGGTGCAGTGGGATCTGTCATCACCCGGTGAGATCGACAACCACGGGTTGCCCGGGCGACAAATGACGACCTTCTGCCATTGGGCCATGACTGGCGGATACCGGGGTCCGGATTGCCAGTACACGGGCGGCGCGATGTTTGATGACGATGACAACCCCACTGACGATCCCGAGAAGGATGAATGCAAAGGCGGACTCAAGTCCTGCAAATTGCGTTTCGGCGAGAACAACCAACTTCCCCACGGCGGATTCCCCGCCGTTTCCCTGATCGCACGGAGCTGACCATGCGCAAGCACATCTTGAGCGCCATGGCAGCGCACGCGGTCACGCAGTATCCACGGGAGGCCTGCGGGCTGCTGTTGGCGATCGGCAGAAAGCAGAAGTATTACCCGTGCAGGAACATCGCCACGGAGCCGACCGAAGAGTTTCGAATCGATCCAGAGGATTACGCTGCGGCGGAAGACGCCGGCGAGGTGATCGGCATCTTCCACACACACCCGGATGCAACCAGTAGGCCTTCGCCGCATGACCTGGCTATGTGCGAGGCCACGGCACTGCCGTGGCACATCCTGAGCTGGCCGGAAGGCGATCTGCGCAGCATTACCCCGACCGGCCACACGCCATTGCTCAACCGTCCCTTCGTGCATGGCGCCTGGGACTGTTGGCAGGTCTGCGCTGATTGGTACAAGCGCGAGTGGGGGCTAGAGTTCGAAGCCTTCAAGCGCGCTGATGGTTGGTGGGAGAGCACCAACAATACCAGTCTGTACGAGGCGAACTACGAGGCCGCTGGCTTCTATAAGGTCGACCAGCCACAGCGCGGGGACATGATCGTGATGGAAGTAGGGCGGACGGTGTACCCGAACCATGCAGGGATATTCCTCGGCACCGATCCGGCACTACCAGGTGAAGACTCGGCCACCTTCGGTCCCGGGCTTTTTCTTCTGCATCACCTATACGGCCGGCCGAGCGAGATCATCGTCTTCGGTGGCCCGTGGCTTGATCGCACACGCCTGATCCTCAGGCACAAAGATGCACAACCAACCACATGATGCGGCTGAGCCGCGGGAGAAAGATATGAATAAGCCATTCGAGCTTGCTGAAGATGGGAAGGTGCGCATTGTCGGAGTTGTGATTCGCGACAATGCGCAGGTGCCTGTTTACAGCGGCTTAGAGCCTACGCCGGTTTTGATTGCATCCTGAACATTGCTCAGGTCGCCACCCACAGCATCGAGGGGCAAGTTGAATGCTCCTGATTCTGCATCGGGCTGACGCGTGTTTTTGAAGAAATCAACATACTTGCAGAGCTCGGCTTGGTCGTAATCAGAGCGCGAGCGCAGATAAAGTGATATCGCGCCAAGAGCCGACATAACGCCCGCCTCAAACGAGGTAAGTGGGGTTTTGCTCATTTCAGTTTCCTTTCATTATCCGCGCCGAAATTAGCGCGATCCCAGTCCTTGAACTTGCAGGCAAAGGACTGGGAAATCCGTTGCCTGGAGGCAGGAGGCTACTACGGAGGGTGGCGGCGCGTTACTGGCGTTCCATCCACACTGGATGTTTGGCCAGGGAGTAGGTCAGCCTGCAGAATGCGAGATTACTCTGAGCTAGCAATGGAGGAGGGAGGAATGCCGAAGAAGATCAACGACGAGATCGTCAGTTTCGTTTAGTATCAATCGCATCATGAATAATACCTTTTTTGGCGGTCGCTTATGATTACTGGTTTTAGTGTCCGTGGTTTCAAATCGTTGGCGCAGTTCAAGATTGGAAGCTTAACCGGGTTTACCTGTCTAGTTGGGCTTAACGGTGCAGGAAAGAGCAGTGTCCTTCAGTTTCTAGATTTCGCATCTCACTTGATGAGCGGCGATGTCAGTTCGTGGCTGATGAAGAGAGGATGGAGTATTTCAGATCTCCATTCAAAGCTTAGGACGAAATCCAACATTGTTTTTGCAATTAAAGTTAGTGTTTCAAGTGGCGAAAGTTATATATGGGGTGCGAGCTTTAATAGGGTTAGTTTGTCCTGTACGTCTGAGCAGGTGACAAGATCGTCAGATAGTAAGATCGTATTTTCTCTCGATAGGGGGCGTTACACAGTAGGTGATCACAGTCCGGTGAAGGTGGATTTTAATTATAGCGGCTCTATTCTTTCTTCTCTCAAGCAAGAAATTATTCCTATTGATGTCTTAGAAATGAAGTCTCAGATTTCTAATATACGATCCCTTGAGCTCTTGTCGCCTCATTTGATGCGATCTTCTTTACGTGACGTCGCGAATGATATTGGGGTCGGCGGCGAAAAACTTTCTCCCTTTCTTTACAGTATAAAGGGTGCTGAGCGTGAGAGTCTTTTGGCTTTGCTACGCAAATTTTATCCTGCCGTTGTGGATTTCAAAGTAAGGCAGGAGAGAGCTGGCTGGAAGAAGTTGTATATAGTTGAGGAGTTTAATGGGGTGCGCTTTGAGACCGAATCAAAGCATGTTAATGATGGCCTTCTTAGGATCTTAGCTATCATCGCTCAGTCTAGTAGCGGGAGCTCTCTGTTGCTATTTGATGAGGTCGAAAATGGAGTCAATCCAGAAATTGTAGAGCTCTTGGTCGAGACGCTTAATGAAACAAATCAGCAGGTTATAGTTACCACGCATAGTCCAATGATTTTGAATTACTTGTCGGACGATGTTGCGAAAAGGTCTGTGCGCTTTGTATATAGGTCATACGATGGAGGTACCAGAACTAAACTCCTTTTTAATATGTCCAAGATGGCCCGCAAGCTTAAGATAATGGGGCCGGGTGAAGCATTTGTGGATACTAGCTTGACTAAGCTAGCAAAAGAATGTGCTGAGCAGGACGAATTGGAGGCGCAAAACGAATCGCAGGAACCTGAGTCGGTATGATTATTTTATGTAGTGGAGAAGGAGTAAGCGATTTAGGGGTATGCTCTAATCAGCGCGGAGTGTGCGATGGCGCTGACTTTAGATTTGGTCCGCTTACTGTAGTGCTAGATAATTTAGTTTTAGAGTGCTTAGGGTATAGTCCAAAAGACACATACCCAGCTATATACAGGTATTGTAGCGAAACTGTGTTGTCACAGCGCGCCGAGGAAAGGAAAAATCAACGGCGCGGGTTCGCGTTCGCAGGTAGAAAGCGTGGAGTGGAAACGGCCTACTTCTACATTAATGCTTGGATGCTGGGAGAGTTCGCAAGGGAGTTGGAAGAACAAGAGGGAGATACCGCGGTAGCAGTCTTGTTTCGAGACTCTGATGGGACGAATACATCGCCGAGAGACTTGTGGGCTCGAAAAGTTGAGTCGATCGATGAGGGG